TTTCATTGCTTTACCAGATAACCACATAAACTTTCTTTTGGGAAGCACCGGCCCCCCCTCATCATGCGCGAACGCATAAGGGAAACCTGTTTTAGTTTTAGCCGCGTTATACCACTCAATACCTTTACTTACTTTTCTAGCGTTAAAAGGAGTAAAGGATTGACGCAGTCTGCCTGTGTCTTGCAGTATTCTATTACCGCCTTTACCGATTCTACCCATATGATCTGCGTATGAATCAGACCATTTATCCCAAGTGTTTTTAGGACCTTTTTGTTTTTGAAAATGATCTATAACATCTTTAAAGACTATAGCGCCAAGTAATCCAACAAATTTTCTTTCAGCACCGCCGATCTTTTTAACTTTTGTGTCTATTCGTTTAATAAATCTTCGAAGCTTCTTGTCTTTAAAGACTACGGCGTCAGCCATGCTTATTTCCGATCGTTAGCAATATCATCAAGCTTATCACTATCAATTTTCCATTTCAGTGGGTCGTCTTCTTGGAATGTTTCAGAATAATCATCTGTATTAGTAAGAACTTTATAAGCAGTATTTTCAAAATCAGGAAGCACACTGCCCGCTGTATCCACGAGGTCTACTTTGTAATCACGAATCAATTCAAGATTATCTAAAACAGGTTTTATAAAGAGTACACCTCTAGCCATAGCTTCTTTTCCGCCGCGGCCTAATTGCTGATACATATATCCTTGTGATAAACGTTCACACAAAGTAATAACCAGCGGCGGAATGCTCGAAGTGATTGTGGCGAAATAATCTGAAGATAAATCATACCTCTTTGAGAGATATTTATTAATTTCACTTTCCGCCTGTGGAATAACAATATTAGCTAAAGCATTAACAGTTGTAGTAAACACTGTACCCACCATTAATATATCCAGCGAAGTTGTAGTACAGTATCTATTAGCCATTTGTTAACCCCTTATCTTAAATTGTCCTGTTAAAGATTTAATATAAGCAGGGCCCATTTTATCTTCTCTACCAATGTATGTTCTATACAAATTACCACTTGTTGCTATTTCGCATTTTATGATTTTGTTTGTCTTAGAACCATCGGCAGCAAAAGTAGGCATCTTCTCATACCAAGTTTCTTTAGGTGCTCTTTTTTGTGCTTTACTTTTTGAATCCTTAGCAGCCCATTTTTTTGCATGTGCTGTTGCTGAATTACCTTCCTCATCGTGAGGCTTTCTTCTTCTCGGAACGGACTTTACTTCAGTCATTACTCTCTCCCTTTGTTGTTGCATTAAAGGGGCAGGCTTAACCAAAAAACCCGCCCCTTACTACTATGCTAGATTATTGAACGGTATCTCTAATGATATAACCGCTTAATGAAGAAATAATTCTAGGTGAGAATTGAATGTTAACTTCAATTGCTTCACTCTCTCTGGCCTCTTCTCTCCAGCGCTTAACAAGAGGTACTGATTTTTGAATCATGTATCCTGCTGTTTCGGCACGTAAACTAGGGCTTCTAGTTTTGTAGCCTAACCACATGTTGTTGTCATAAATGGCTTCAATAGTGGTTGTTCTACCTGGATCAGAAGTGTCTACTGATGCTAGAGGAACATATAGCTCTTCTAGATCAAAAAGACCTGTAATCATTTCTACTGTCATTTTACTAGATGTGTATTTAGTACGATCAAGAACCGAAACGTGATTCTTAACTGCAATAAAACCAGATCTTGGTAAAATTCCAACGTTACAAGCTTTACCGCTGTTATGAATAACAGTTGTGCAAGCTGTGTCTACTATAGGAATTGGATCTGAACCTGCTGAGTTAGAGTTCCAAGCAGCCGTTGCTGCTAAAGAAACGTTTAAAGACCAATTGGTAGTTGTAAAAAGATCTGCAAAGGTCTTCTCTTTTCTACGTAAAATTGTGTCTGTAAGTTCCTCAGTAACATCAGTCCGAAGACTTGACATATCATAGTTCTCAGCATCGTCATCACTTACGAAATCTTTTAGGGCATGTCGCACTAATTGATAAGTAGTATTAGATACATCAAAGCTATGTTCTTTAGCTTCAGCTCTATTTGCTCGAATGGTTTCAGGTATTCTGAAATTTCTTTCATATACACGAATCTTATCCGATGATTTTTTAACAGGAAGTATTGGGAAAACTTTATCTGCAATATAATCTACATTTCTATATTTTGCAGAAACATTCCCCAACAACTGATCAATATGAATTTGATTTGCTTTAGGCATTGTTCAATCTCCCTTATGCTGTGACTCGATCGTACCCAGGGTTAATTAAAACCTTGGCGACCGTGCCGGATAGATCAACTTTAGTATCAAGTAACACGCCAACATAAGCCGATGCGTTTGATATTGCTGTTGAAGTTAATGCTAAAGCGAAAGGAAAACCTCTTCCATCACCAGCGCCATGATCTGCACGAACTAGCTCTCCAGATACACAAGTATCTGCAAAAGTAAGTTCTGCGATCTCTCCTACCAATTTAACTGGGATTGCCATAGTTGTATCTTTCACAGTGTCAATCGTAATACCAATAGGTAATGACGTACATGTGTCAGGATACTTAACCATCATAGCGGTTCCAGTCGTAGCTGTAACAATGCGGTTTGCCGCAAGAGTTGTTGCTACTTTAAATGAATATATCATTTTTTATCCCCTTGTTTGTTTATAACGAAATGAAAATTACTCGTCGTCGCTAGTTAAAGCATCTTTCTGATCTTTCATGATAACAGAATATGCTTCGCGGTAAGAACAGTCATTTTCTTTCGCATATTTATTGATTTTCTCATCTTTGGCGTCTTCAGAGTTGTTATCAACTTTAACATCTTCGCTAACGCCTGTGTTCTCTTTCAAGTTCACAGAACAGGCAGCTACATGTAGTTTTAACATCTCTTTGAATAGCTCATTTTTTGAAAAACTTTTTTCTTCAATCTTATATTCTTTCTTAGATTCATTGAATAGTGCTTCAATGTAAGGCTTCATTGCTGGGCTAGCTAATTCTGAAGTCTCGAGATCTTTAATATAAGAAGCAAGCTTTTGAGCATCTAATTCTTTTGCTCTCTCTAAAGCTTCGGCTTCAAATTTCTCTAGCTTCTCTTTCTGGCTAGCAATCTCAGTATCTTTAATTTCAATATCTGATTGATATTTTTTTACTTGATCTTCTAAAGAGTTGTCTACTTTAGTAGGCTCTTCTTTAACGATCTCTTCTGTTTTAGCTGTAGTATCTTCAACTTTAGTTTCTTCTACTACAATTTCTTCTTTAGTCTCTTCGACCTTAGTCTCTTTATTTTCTGGCATTGTATTATCTCCCGGTATCCCCATTGAAAATGAATGTGTCTTAATCATAGGGGCTTTGTTTTGTTTTGTATAGCTTTTTACGGCGTCAAATTCTGAAAAATCGTACAAAGCTAGTATGTCATTTAGATTCATTACTCCCGGAGTATTAGCCCCAAGTAAAGCAACTGATCCCAAAAGTCTTTTATATCTTTTGCCGTTTATATCTATATTCCAGTAAATTTCTGAAGACACCTTGCGGTAAGCTTTGTTCTCTATAAGCTCAAATATCTTCCTTGGAATATCTATAAAGTCAGCAACAAGCTTACTGCCCTTTCGATAAATCTTGTCGATCCATCCTGCTGCGGGTAAGCCATCATTTTGGACAAGTTTTTGTCCCTCATCGTGTCCAAGTTTCAAAAACGGCCGAATCTTAGCCTTATTCTCCTCAAAAGCTTGGACCATTCCGTCGAGATCTTGTTCTGTATATTTGTCGCCATTCCAAACTCCGGCGCTAAAAATCTCGACATTACTTATTGATTTTAAATCATGTGGCATCTATTTTCCCCTTATTCTTTATCGGCGTGCTCATACCAAGAAAGATTAGCACTTAAATTATTTGCGGCTGTCTCAGATTCAAGACGAATAAGATAAACAGTACCTTGTTTTAATACCCATTCTTGATCAGCTCTTTGATCGCCACCGCTAGCTACTCTATTAGTACCAACGCCTGTATCAACTCCCCATTCTACTTCAATTAGCAAATTACCTGTTGTTGGAGTTCCGCCTGAACCGCCGCCGCTTAAATTAATAGCTAATCCTGCAGCATTAAGTTTATTTCTATTATTATTAACAGCAACTTCCGCAGTTGTAGCAGTAAATGTAGTGTCTTCATAAATCTGAAGCTTTGAATGTAAGGCTCCATAGGCATTAACTATAATATGTGCCCATGTTGCAGTGTCCGCAGTTGTTAAAATTCTATCTACTGTACCCGATACGTTAACTCCTGTACCAGCAAAAGAATATGTGAAATGTTTCCCTGAATGCACTTCATGATGAGCATAATCTATAAATTCTATTGCATGTGTTGAAGCATCCCTTGGTGATACAATCGTCCTTTCTGCGCCATCTCTAGCCATGTTATTCTCCTAATAGCTTATCTACTTTATTCTCAATGCGATCCACTTGTTTAATCATAAGATTAAATGAATCCTTTGAAGGAAAAGTACTATGCATATAAGCAAATGCGGTTATGGAATATACTAATACTAAAACTACTATTCCTAAAATTTCTTTCTTCATAATTACCTCGCAGCAAATCCTTTGCCCTTTTTTTCATCAATGAATGAACCAACACTTTGTTTTCCTACCTTAGTGTCAGGTTTGAACTCTTCAAAAATAGTGATTGGAACTAATAACGATCTACAATTAAAATGCAAAGGCGGAA